TCATGCGGCCTCTGCTTTTTCTTTTGCCCACATTTTGCCCACATTTTTTTCGAGGAGCATCCGATTCATCGCGTCACCCACCAGATCCAGGTCGTCATCGAATAGGTCGGCGTAGGTGTCCAATGTCATCGCGGCGCTCGCATGCCCCAGCTGGTTCTGCACCGCCTTGACGTTCGCGCCCGACCTGACCATGAGGCTTGCAGCGGTGTGGCGCAGGTCATGCACGGTCATCTCTCCCTCTATGCCGGCGCGCCGACGCGCCCAGTAGAACCATGACGACGTGGTGTTGGGGCCATGCGTGCGACGGACGTATCCGCCCGTCCGGGGGTCGGTGAACAGCAGGTCGTTGTCCCCGCGGCCACTGCATCGGTCGCGCAGCATCCCGCCAAGGACATCCGGGAAGACCACCTGCCTCCATTCGTCGCTTTTCGGGGTGTCCTCGACGATCCTGTGACTGACCTCGGTGGCGCTGCGACGGACCCAGAGACGATGACGCCGCAGATCCACGTCGCCGACACGCAGCCCGGCCATCTCACCCCATCGTATCCCGCACAGTCCGAGCGTGAGCACCATCGGCCTCCTCCACCCGGATTCGTCGGCCAGCCTCATCAGCTCATCCAGACTCAGATACCGATGCTCCTTTCTCCTTTTCCGGGGCTTCTCCACCCTCTCGCATGGATTCGCGGCGATGAGACGGTCATCCTTGGCCTGCTCCATAATCCCCGAGAGTATGCCGCTCGCCCGCAATATCACGGTCGCGCTCACCGGCTTGGCCACGACCTCGCCTCTCGGGTCTCTCCTGCCCTCATGCAGGACGGTCACCCATTCCTGCACCTCGCGGCGCGTGACGGATGCCAGTTCGCGACTCCCCCACATGGGCTCCACTCGGCATCGCCACTCGCGCTCCAGCGACTCGATGTAACTCGCCTTGCATCTGACACGTTTCGCAGCGACCCATGCCGGCCAGAGCGATTCCACAGTGGCCTTCCCCGCCTGCGGGTCGACATAGCTCCCCGTGGCCTTCGCCAGCGTGACGTGTTCCGCCGCCCAGTTCTCCGCGTCGGATTTGCGTTTGAAGCCACGTTTGTCGGTTTGCGTGCCGTCGGGCTTCCTGTATCGGACGCGGTAGCGCGTCTCGCCTCTGCTGGTCTTGTATCTGGTGACGTTCGCCATTTTTATTACCTGCTTAATAATGGAAGATTCACGTTTTAACCGGTTTTAATGTGATTTAATAGGACTGTTGCTGAATTGAACCAACCGAAAGGCAATCGCGCATGCCGATCGTCTACCCATCGATGAAGGCCTCGGACCTGTTCCGTATCCTTCGTGGTCTGGGATACGGGATTGACCGCGCGAATGGTTCGCATAAAAGAATGAAGGCGGAGGGCCGTCCACCGTTGACTTTTGCCTTCCATGACGGACAGACTGTTCCGCCTGGATTGGTGAAGAAGACACTGGTGAAGGACGTCGGGTTATCCGAAGAGGAGATCCGTAGTATCCTCGGACAGAAATGAAGAGGCGCAACATGGATACACGACAGGTGAATGTCACCTATCACAGGGAAGACGGCGTATGGTGGGCCGAATCCGATGACATGCCGGGATTCTCCGCCGCCGGTGACACGTTCGCCGAAACCCGCAAAAACGTGTGGGAAGGCGTGGACTTCTATTTCAACGACCATCAGCCGACCAGCATCACCGAATACACTGACGATGGGGCCGAGATTCTTTCCGACAATATCGTGCTGTTTAATCCCGATCCCAGGATGCGCGTTAATATGCCCGTTCAGAAGCCTTTGTCCACCTATGTTGCGTCCGTCGTGACGAAGACACCGAAGATGATGGTGGCATAGATTATGAGTAACGTATCCGAACAGGCCGTAATCAATCTGACCATCGCCGATTACGCGAATGTGGATAATGGCGGCAAGGCCAACCTTGTCGGCGTGGGCGGCGGAATCATACCACTGACTCCGACCGGCCTTACCGCCCGTTTTTCCGTATTCGCCGAAATTCGTATACCCGGTAGCCTGTGCCCGTGCGAGATGACCGTGGAATATTCGCTGCGCGACGCTTCCGGAGCCGTCGTTGAAATGGCAGGGCCTGTTCCTCAGCCGGTTCGTGTCGCCAATATCGTCACCGTTGAAAGTGTCGCCGGGCTGAATCTCGAGCAGAAGAACCACATCGGCGGACGTTCGATGAATACGCTCGACTTCGCCAACGGCATGCCGCTTTCCCCCGGCGACTACCAATTCAGAGTCACTATCGACGGCGATGACGCTCATGCCGCATATGTTAATTTCTGCGTACCTGAACAGGCACCTAATCCCGTACTCGGTTAAAACAACTGACGCAAATAGCATTTTCGGGTGTGCTTCGCCCCGTGTAGGATGAGAGGCGAAGCGTCCTCCTTTCCATTTCTCTGGTGGTCTGGCGGTTCTTCACGCCCTGCTGACGTTGCACCGTCAGTGGGGCGATTTTTCATAAAATCACGATGCCTTCGCCGCAGCGTCTTTGACTTTCGCTACGAATTTGATGGCATCTTTAATCTGCTTGCGTGGCACTTCCATTATCATCGCGAAATCCGGCCCCTCCACGGTGATGTATCGCTCGCCGCCTTTTTTCTTTTTGAACGCCCATGCGAACGGCCCAGCGAGGAGTATGCGGGTGACGGTGACGCGGGCTTCGAGTTCAGTGCCGGACTCCAGATGTACGGTCACACCGTCCAGTGGATGCACCTCTGTCGTTAACATCCCCTTTTTGTAGATGATCGCACGCCTGTACAGCTGATACGTTTCCTTCGTTTCCTTGCTGGTGAACTCCGCAATCCGCTCGTTGAGGGGAGTGAGCGCACGATCGGCTTCCGCCTTCGCCTTCGCTTCGGCCATCTGCTCCTGTAATCTTGCTTGAAACTCGGCCTTTTCTCGGGCTTTTTCCTCCGGCGTCTTTCTGCTGAACAATCCCACTTTTTCTCCTTCCTTATACGGCCACACTATCGTGCAGCATTTCCTTGTAATCTTCCACGACCTGTACGGTCACGTCGAGCGCTTGGGCGATGAGATAGCTATCCCCTTCGTACATGCGTTCGGCGATCGCGTATTCGGTCGGGTTGATGAGTCGGAGCGCGGTTTCACGCCGGGCTCTCCTCTCGGCTTTTGACCCGTTCGGGTCGCAGCCTCGATCGTGGTATCTCGCATGCACGAGCTCATGGGCGAGCGTGCAACGCCGGGCGAAGTCGGGTAGCGTCTCGTCGATGATGATGAGACGATTGGGGTCGTAGTAGCAGCCGGCGAGATCGCTGCCTAGTGAACGCTCGCGGACGTCGACACCCAGTAGTTCGGCTTCCCCTAGCAAATCAGCGTAGGTCGTCGTTTTCATTCACCTCCGGTTTTTCTATATGGTGGTGCTCTTCGGCTTCGAGTTTTCGCACGGTAGGATGTGAGTTGAAGAGTTCCATCTGGCGACGTGCGATCTCGTTGAGTTTGAGCATCCGTTCCCGGATGGACTTGCCGTCCCGAATCATTTCGGCGTTAAGGTTTTCGAGGTTGGACAGCACGAGGTTTTGCGTGATACTGGCGTAGTCGCGCATATTGCCTTTTGCGTTCGGGTTGGCGTCTCTCCATTGTCTTGCGGTTCGGCCGAATACGGCGATGTTGAGTACGTCCCCTTCCTGTGCGTATCTGATTCGTTGGTCGTTGCGGGACAGATGTGGAGGCATCATGTCCTTGATCGCATCGGTGTGGACGCGGTAGTTCATGGCGGCGAACAATCGCTTTTCGTTCCATTCGGCGTTGAGGCGACTGGATTCGTCCTTCTTGAGTCGCTTGTATTCCTGGAATACGTAGAGTCGGAATTCGGGACTGATCCATGCGGCGAAGTCGAGGGCGAGGTCCACGTGAGCGAATGTGCCGCCATTGCGCCCGCGGCGGGATTGGATGCCGATGGCGTTGGTTGCCGTTATCCATCGGCTTGGCGTCATGGTGAAGGCGTTGCGTCCGGCCTCACCCATAAACGTGTCGAATTCGACACGTTTAAAATCCGGGTTGTTGAGCTTTTCCCAGATGCCCAACAGCGCGATGGTGTCTTTCAGACGCATCCAATTGCCGATTGCGAATCGCGGGTCGCCTTCCGGTCCGACCTTTTCGCGCGCCAGATCGGTGAGCGAAATGTAGTCGTTTTCGTCCCCGTTGCCGCGTATCGCGACGTCGAGCCCGTTGATGCTCAGTGTTTCCTGCACGGTTTTCTTGAGTGAGGCCATTGGTCCTGTCCTTATTCTCGAGGGGTGTTCGCTTCGTCCCGCTTGTGCGGATCGATGCTTGCGGCCACGTCGAAATCATCAGGATTGGCGGCGATTCGGTCAGCCACCTCATCGGCGGTGCGTTCAGCTCGGGCCCGCGCGGCTTTAGCAATCACCTCGTCCAAAACATTTGACGGCTTGACATTAAAGCCTAGGCATAAGTCGATGAATTCCTGCAAGGTTGGAGTACCGTTCGTCTTGTTGAACAGGTCCCCGACGCGGGTATGTTTCATCCCGAGCCTTGCCGCGAGAACACGCAACGATGGGTTGCCCTCGTCGGCCTTCTTCTCTGCGAAGAAGTCAATCATTGCGACATCTATATCGCTCCATATTCTCGCTGTTCTTGCCATGCCTCAATGTTAAATGTCCGAATTTTGCGACACGCCGTAAATTCATACTTGACAGATGTCCGCAAATTCGTACACTGTTAAGCATGACCGTAAATTCAAACAGAATCGCTGAGATGGCAGTCGATGGACTGAGGCGCGAGGCTCGCGCAGCCGAGGTGCCTCAGGCGGACATCGGGCAGGTCATTGGAAAGTCGAGGCAAACCGTGAATGTCAAGTTCCGCTCTGGAGACATGCGCCTCACGGAGTTCGTCAACATCGCGCAATCCCTAGGGATTTCTCCCCACAAAGTTCTTGAGCGTGCGGAAAAAAACGCCGCGCTCGCCGATAAGAAAGTGGCGTGATGACACGGCTCACCGACAACGACGGCCGAGAGTTCACGGTCACGCGCACCCCGCAAGTGGAGTCGGCCGGCTACCCGTGCCTCTTCGCGGTCACCCTCGACGGGCACACGGCGGTCAGGGTCACCAAGGGCGGCTTGCAATCCATCAAGCAGGAGATCAACCGCGCCCTGCGCGAGACAAGGGAGGCGTCCAATGAGAGCCGATGACCTTCACGGCCAGCATATCAAGCCCCGTCGGGCGGCGGGGTCCGGTACAGCGATGGGGGCACCCGTTGCCGGCCCCGGTGTTCGCCCCGCCACCCGACGTTTCCTCGACCGTTATCCGGTGCTCTGTCTGCTGGCATCCTGCACGGCGGGTCTCGCGCTCGTCATCGCGGCGCTCGCGTGGATCCTCTCGCATGACGGGTGCTCCCGCCCGATTGGGGCGGTCGTGGCGGTGCTGCTGCTCGCCGTGGGCGGGGTGTGCGCTTTCGCGCCGCTGCTGATGCTCGCCGCGAGCGATGCCCCGTGGCTGTTCCCGGAGGACTCCGAGCGCGAATAGGTCTTGGCCGGGCGTCGTTTCTTCTTCATCTTCCGACGCGCGGCCGGCGACAAAGGTCAGTCGTTAAAACCAAATAACCATAACTGAAGAGTTCTCAAACCGGTGTCGCGCCGGGACCCCTGCGGGGTCGAACCTATCCGGCGCGGCATCATGGGGCGGCGCAGGTAGCCCCCGGACGAGATCACGCGGGTCATGACGCGGGGCAAAGGCCGGGACCCGGTTCGATTCCGGGCCGTCCACGAAACCACAAGGTTTCAGCCGAAAAAAAAGACAGTCCCCGCTGGCACGGGAACTGTCCGAAAGGAATACCCAAGAGAAAGGATACGCCATGGGCACAGCGGTTTCAAATGCGCTGCCGGGACTGGTCACGGTCAGGCAGCTCGCCGAGCATACCGGCTACAGCCGTTCGACGGTCTACAAGTGGAGCTCCGGGGAGCGTCCCAGCCCCTATCCGGAGCCGGTCCGGAAGAACGGCCGCGTCATCGGCTGGCGGCGCGAGGACGTGGAGGACGCGGACAAACGCAACCGGTGCAGCCGCGCCGAATATCTTTACGGAGGTCAACGATGAACCAGAACAGCACCGATGAATCCAACGATTTCGGCGACGCCGACGACTGGATGATGGCGATGCGACGACTCAGCGAGCAGCTGCTGTACGGGCTGGACTCGCTCACGGCGAAGCCGGACGCGCAGTCCCTCAACAACCTCCTGTTCATCGCGTCGCTCCAGAGCGGCGTGAGCATCGAACCCGGCGTGAAGTCGCTGCTCGACACCGACGAGATCAGGCTGCTCGCACCCCGCTGGCTGCGCATCCTGCGCGATGCGGCCGACGCGCTCCTGCAGGTCGAGGCGTCCATGGTCAGGCAGGGGCAGCAGGGCACGCCATGCACGCAGATACACGCGGCCGCCGGCCACGCATTGCGCGCCATGGAGCCGGTGCTCGCGCTCGCCGCCACGCGGACGGGAGGCGATCAGCTATGAGCCGCATGACCATCGACAAGGCCCGCGAAAGCACCGACATGTTCTCAATCAGGCGCTTCGGCGGGGCGGGCACCACGAAGGAGAGCCGCCATCAGGCGTGGCTCTCCTTCCGCACCGAGGGCGTCGGCGGGTCGGATATGAGCACCATCCTCGGCTTCAACACCTACAAGACGCCCTACGAATTGTGGTTGGAGAAGACTGGCCGTCAGGAGCCGGAGGACATCAGCGGCAGGTGGGCGATCATCAAGGGCAACGCGCTTGAGGTCGAACTGCGCCGCCGCTTCCGCCAGCTCCACCCGGAGTTCCAGGTCATCGACGGCACCGACATCAGCCTCGTGTCTGACGCCCACCCGGTCATGCACGCCTCGCTGGATGGCTTCATCTACGACGAGGCGAGCGATTCGTGGGGCATCCTCGAGATCAAGACGGCGAACGCGAACCGTGGCCGCACCGACTGGCACAACGACGAGGGCGAGCTCATCGCCCCCGACTACTACATGGCTCAGGTCACGCATTACATGGCGGTCACCGGCTTCCGCTGGGGGTATTTCTACGCGGACATCGGCGAGGCGGAGCCGGTCGAGGTGCGCTTCGAGCGCGACGAGGACGACATTCACGCTGTAATCAAAGCCGCCGAGGACTTCTGGGGTTTCGTCGCCCGAGACGAAATGCCAGCGCTCACCGGCGTGGACGTGGCCAAAGCCTACCCGGAGCCTTCGGAGGGCATCGAGGACATGAGCGACAGCACTGATCTGCGCGAGCTCATGGCCGACTACAGGCAGGTGACCAGCGACCTCAACGCACTGAAACAACGCAAGGAGGAGTTGCAGGACTGCATCCTCACCTACATCGGAGACCACGAGGGGGTGCGCTGCGGCAACCTGCAGGCCACCTACAAGCACAGCACGCGCAAGGGCTACACGCGGGTCGTGCAGCCGTGGGAGGGCCGCACCTTCCGATTCAGCGAAATCAAACCGAAGAAAACCAAGTAAAGGAGAACCGATTATGGGACAGTTAGCGACACAGGCGCAGAACGTGCAGATGCAGACGATGAACCCGCAGAAGAACATGAAGAGCCTGCTGGAGAGGAGCTGGCCGCGCATCGCGGCCGTCATCGGCAACAACCTCAGCCCGCAACGCCTCTACCAGATGTACGTGAGCACCATCAACCGCGAACCGCAGCTCGCCAACTGCGGCGTGGAATCGGTGCTGTCCTGCTTCATGAAATGCGCCGCATTGGGCTTGGAACCGTCGAACGTGGACGGATTGGGACGCGCCTACATCCTGCCCTACGGGAACAAGAACTACCGCACCGGACAGAAGGAAGCCACACTCATCATCGGCTACAAGGGCATGATCGACCTCGCACGCCGCAGCGGCCAGATCAGGGACATCAGCGCCCGAGCAGTCCATGAGGGCGACGAATTCACCTACAGCTATGGCCTGAACGAGGACCTGCGGCACGTGCCGTGCGCGAAGCCCGGCAAGCTCACCCATGTGTACATGATCGCGAACTTCAAGGACGGCGGGCATTACTTCCAGGTGATGAACGCCGACGAGATCGAGGCGGCGGCGAAACGCAGCCCCAGCTACGGCAAGGCGGTCAGCCCGTGGAAGTCCGACTATGAGGCCATGGCGAAGAAGACGGTAATCCGCCGCGCGTTCCCCTACCTGCCGGTCAGCGTGGAGGCCCGCGACGCGGCCGCAAGCGACGACCAGACACCGGATTATTCCGACGTGTTCCGTCCACTGCCCACCGTGACTGCGGACGATTCGCCGGTTGACGTGAGCGTGGACGAACCCGAGGAACCGGAACAGCCGCAGCCGTCTCCCGTCGAGGCGAAGCGTTCTGAGATGATTCGACGCTTCCAGACCTTGGGCGTGGCTTCGGACGCGGAGGCGTGCGAAACCATCTCGAAGATTCTGAACCGCGAAGTGAAAGCCAGCGACGAACTGTCGGAGGCTGAGCTTGACAAGGTGATCGGCCAGTTGAAGGCCGGCGTGAAGGAAGGCGAGTGACCATGGCGGGAAGGACGAGCATCATCATCCAGGGCACGGCGTGGGGCGTGCAGGAGACGAAGAACGGTAAACGGTTCCTGCGCGTCTCTGTGTCGCCGGGCTACCGTGACCGTAACGGCAACTGGGTCAGCCAGCCGGAACAGAACTATTCGGTGTGGCCTACGGGCTACGCGAACCTCAACACCGTGTTCGACCAGATCAACCAACTTCGTCAAAATCAGGACCAGTTCGTGGACGTGACCATCGTTGGAGAGGTCAACGGGTTCAACGGCTACCAGACCAAGCATGGTGAATTGGCCGCGAGCTGCAACGTCAACGCCAGCGCCGTCGCCATCACCAACGTTCGGCAGAAGGGCGGCGGACAGTCTCAGGGTTACGGCGCGCAGGGCGGCTACACGCAGCAGACGCAGGGCGGATACCAGCAGTCGCAGCCACCGGCCTCCGACCCGTGGGCCAACGGCGGAAGCGACCCGGAGTTCTGACCATGTTGCACCTGTATCACGATGAGACGCCGACGGACGTGGAACCGGTCTGCCCGAAGCACGGCTGCACGCTGTACCCGGCACGGCCGATTCCATGCCCGGAATGCGCTTTGGAAGCAGACGAGATGTACGCGGATTACGGATTGGAGAGATGATGGCGAACCCATCGAAAAGCAAAGGCACAAGCCTCGAGACGTGGACCGTGCGTTACCTCGCGTGGGCGTTGCAGGACACGCGCATCGACCGTATGCCGTTGCATGGCAACGCCGACCAGGGCGATCTGATCGGCGTCATGTTCCATGGCGAGCCGGTGTGCGTGGAATGCAAGGACACGAAGATGCCGAACTATCGCAAGCATTGGCGGGAGCTCAAAGTGGAGATGGCGAACATGGACACTCCCTACGGGGTGCTCATCCAACACCGCAAGGGCGTGGGCGTGAAAAGCCTCAAGGGCATGGCCCGGCAGATGGCCGTGTTCGACATCGGAACGCTCGAACGGTTCCTCGCCACTCACATGGGGCACGTGTTAGGACCGGACTACCGGATTCGCCGCGAGCTCGCGAACCGGCTGCGCGGCGAATCGAGGCCGGTGCCCTCCAATCCGATGCTCGTGTGGATGCCGCTCGAATTGTTCGCGCTCCTGCTGAACGACGGCTTGGCGTTGGGGCCGGACGATGGCCAGGATTAACCCTCATACCTACATCGGTGGCAGCCGTCGCACCGGTTCGCGTGGCGGCTACCACCGCAAACCCAAGACCAATGGCGAGGGGCTGAAGTCCAGCGAGATAATCGCCGCCAGCCCCGAACTGCTGGAACTGATAGCCGAATACCAAAGAGACAAGAGAAAGGAGGCGGACTGATGGCCAGACAGGGCTACGGGAAGCTGAGTAACGGCTTCCATTCGAACACGAAAGTGCTGAAGCTACAGCGTATGCGTCCGAGCGCACTTGGAGTGTACTGCATGGCCATTTCCTTCTGTTCCGACGTGCTCAACGACGGCGTGATGAGCGAGGACGACGTGATCTACCAGCTCAACGCGACCGAAGAGGACATCGAAGCGCTGATCAAGGTCGGCATGTTCGAACGTTCGGACGACGGCTCCTACCGCATCCACGATTATCTTTCCCATCAGTCCAGCCGCGAACAGGTGGAGACGAGGGCGGAGGGTGCTCGCAACCGCAAGCGCAAGCAGCGTTCCGAAGCCGATGTCACACCCGAGTCACGCTGGGACGAAACGAATGTCACAAGCATGTCACGCCGTGACAATTCGAATGTCACACCCGAGTCACGCTGGGACTCTTTAACCAAGAACCAAGAACCAATAACCAATAACCAAAAGAATTCTTCTAACGAAGAATTCTCTCTCCCCCAAACCCCCTCGCAAGCCGAGGGGGCCGCAGAGAGCGCCGACGAGGATTATCCCATCGAGTTCGAGCAGTTCTGGCAGACCTATCCACGCAAGACCGGCAAACGCAAGGCCTTCGAGGCTTGGCGGAAGGCGCGGAGGAAAACCAACAACACGTTCCTGATCGCCAAGGCGTCGAGGTACGCCGCCGACCCGAACCGGGAACCCGGCTACACGCTCACCCCGGCGAACTGGCTGGACGGCGAACACTGGGACGATGACCCGCTGCCGGCCAAACCCGAGCCGACCGCACGCCCCTCGCCATCGGCGTGGAACCGTTCGCAGGCCAACCAGGACGCGAACGCGGCACTGATAGCCCACTACGCGGCCGAGGAAGCCACCGAAAACCAATCACGGGAAGGAGTCCTGACATGCTGACGCTCAAGGAAAGCACGCTCGTGCTGGCGAAGATTCGCGTCCACCACGGCAACGCGGCCATCACCGACTTGGAGGCGCGCACGTTCCACGAGGAGCTTCGCGCGGACATGACGCTGGGCGAGGCATTGGAGGCGGTGAAGCGCTTATACGCGGACAACAGCACGGGTCGCTGGTGCGGTTCCGGCGATGTGAACGCGATGGTCCGCAGGATGCGCAACGAGTCGAAGCCCTCGGAGGCGCAGATAGCGCGCGAATGCGAGGCGCGGGGCCTATCCGCGGACGAGGCGTGGATGTACCGCCGCCAGCGGATGCTCGGCAACGGCCCGGAGCAGGCGCAGCAGCAGGCGTTGACCATGCGCAACCCACTCGAACTGCCCGCCGCGCAGCCGAAGTCACGTTCCACGGCCAGACGGTTCGCAGGTGCCCAGAAGCTGGGTGCTGCCTCACTCGGCTCGATTCTGAGGGGCGCGTGATGGCCGAAAAGTTCCCGACCCCGCAGGAGCGTGCGATGGCGTGGCTGTTGGAGGCCACGGAAATCGGCGGCATGAGCAGGCCGGAGACCGCGCTATACGCCTACCAACACGGCTGGCAGGCCGCCATCGACTTGTGCATCGCCATCGAACAGACAATCAACGAAACGGAGGAAACCGATGACCGCACTGCTTGACGAACGATTGCGTGATCTCGCGACGCAAACCCACCTGCTCGAGACGAAGGTAAGTTCGCTCGGCTGGATGGCCGGCGCCGACGCGCAGACGTTGAAATCAATGACCCGCGCCCAGGCGCATCTCATGCTCGCCGAATACGATCTGCTGGACGCGCTCGAAGCGAACGAAAAGAAGGAGAAAAACAATGAGCAGTGAGAAACCATTCTGGGAAGGCAAGACCCTTATGGAGATTCAGAATCTCGATCAGCGAGTCAAGGTGACAATGGAGAACGGAGACGTATTCATAGGGAAGCTCATACGGCGTTCCAGAGACACGGACGGTATATGTCACCTTTCGATGCAGCTCGACGCGCATCGAACATATTTACACGTGTTCTCGGCTGAATCATCTGATACGCCGCCCGTCATTCCCAGTTACGTCGATACCATCGAATTGGTGGATGACCCCGAGTATGAGCGCATCGACAATATCGAAAATGTGCAGGTGGGCGATATTGCCTGCACGACGGAGGGAAACCATTTCCCCGTCATCGATCTCAAGCCTGACCCTCTAGGCGACATGCTCCTGCGTATCCGCATCAGCGAGATAGACGGTGAGTACTGCATCGACTCCGATGATTTCGCCTACGCTTTGCGTCGGAAGCCGAAGCTGCCCGACCATGACGGGTTGTGGTGGGATAAGGACAATGCCTTGTGGAGCGTCGCCATCTCCGGCCTGGACAATTCGAAGTTGGTCGCTTTGCTTATCGGTGACCCGGAATCCCCCGTCACCGGGTCTGTTTGGTCGGGCCTCAACAGCAAGCACGTGACCTCTCAAGCTCCGTTCCGTCCGGCCAAGGCGGTGGAAGCATGAGCAATCGTATCGTCCAATTGCCTCCGATCGAATCTTTCGGCCATCTCACGCCCGACAAGTGGCTGTTGTTGAAGACGCTCGAAGAGGCGGCGGAGATGGTGGAGGCCGGGAAACGTCTGGTCAAGGGCGATTCCACGGCCCGCAGAGACCTGATAGCCGAATGGGCGGACGTGTTGCAGACGCTGGCGAACGTGGCATCGGCGTTCGGCATCACCGACGAGGAACTTGCTCAGTCTATGGATGATTGCCTTGTTCGCAATCAGGAACGAGGTCGACTGTGAGCATCATCAGCAGTGAGGCGAAGTGGGCTGTCCTCCAACGAGTTGTCCGTCTATCCCCCGAGGAAATACGTGGCACGACCAAGGGCAAGGAATACGAGGCCGGTTTTATCGCCGGAGCCACGCGCCGGCCCACGAACGAGGAAATCGTAGCCGGGGCGAAAGCGTTCTACGAGGCGTTGAAGCCCGACTCTTACCCTCAATGGGATTCTGACTGCGCGTTGAGGGCCGAATACTACGACGCCATGCGACTCGCAGTCAAGGCAATACAAGGAAAGGCAACGGAAGAATGAATCTTTTAGGTGAAACCAAGAGTGCGATATCATGAAGCGGGCATTCGACCGATGACGTTCGATTCGTCGGCTCCCGCGACGAGAAGCTGGGAATTCCGTGGAGTCAGGCCGAACCGGTGCTTGACATCGATTACGACGACGGCTACGGCTCTCAGGAGATAGCCGCCGATCTGGTCGTGGTGTTCACGGATGGCGGGTTCCTGCGCCGCGAGGAATACGACGGCAGCGAATGGTGGGAGTACGAGCCACCGTTCAGAGTCCCGGAGACGCAGAAGCCGTTCAAACTCGTGAAGGCGCTCAGCTATTACACACAGTTGCTTGTGGACATCAATTACCCGATGAAGGCAACGGAGGAATGAGCGACATGAGGAGCTTCATCAAGGTTAGCCATGAACGTTTCACTTTGATTCTGCGCAAGGGGATGCTCCCGTTCCACTGGATTGCGGAATCCCGCGTCTACCCGGACAAAGGTTATGTCACGGCGGTGCGGGAGCGCACCAACTACGGCGCTGTATGGGCGTTGAGCAGTATGGGCGCTCTCGATCAGGTCATGCCCTCGATCTGGGAGGACATCAAATGGTTGGACGAAAGGATGGACTGATGCGTTTTCACAAAATTAGCCCGTGTCCCAAATGCGGGGACAAGCGATTCAAGCTGATTTACGAGAGTCTGGAGGCAGACGATGAGTGAACCGTTTGACGTGCAGAAGACCATTCACGACCGCATTGTGATGCGCGCTAAGTATGGCATTCAGGGTGCTTGGAATGACGGGTATATCGCGGGCTTGTCGGCCGCATTGTGGGCCGTGGTAACGGCTGACGGAGTGAACCGTACCGGCTGCAAGCATTTCGATCTGCACAATCCCGGACAAAAGGAGATGGACCTTGAGCGTTGAGACGGAATCGTTCGACTTGACCTTTGGCAGCATCCACTATGCCGGCACGAGGCTCACTATCCCGATTGACGATGACGAATACATGGTTTATCGGGTAGAGATCGCCAATCATCGGCGTGGCTCTTCCAGCTTGGTGACGTTTCACCTCGACCGGGACGACTCCCGCCCGGAGCACAAGACCGTTGGCCAATCTGCAAGCGCTTATCTGAGCGTGGACGAGGCGAAACAAATCATGCAGGCACTGCAACAGGCAATCAAGGAGGCGGACGATGAGTGACAAGGCGATGCCGTTGGGCAGGAAGTTCAAGGTTCGGTTGACCATCACGCCGGAGGAAACCGGAACGCCCGTGGACATGCTGGGATTCACATTCACCAGCGGCCGGAACGGGCGTATGGAACTGGACACAGAGTACAACAACATTCCCAAACTGGCTGATGACGGGCTCGACTCACTGTCGATTCTCGTGATCCTCAAAACACTGGAGATGTGGGCCCAGAAGGGATATGAGCTGTTCCAGCCCATCGCTCAACGATTTCACGGAGACGGACGATGAAGGCGACGAGGGGGACGGACGTGGAGATCGAACGACGGTGCGGCATGGTCACAGGTGCCTCCTGCGGGAATGTGACCCTGAGCTGGATTCCCGGAGACGGCCGAAACGGCACCCGCTCATGGGTGCTGGCCACTCATGATGGCGACAGCATCCGCCGCATCCGGTTGAGCCGGAACGAGCTCGGCGACCTGGAGGACATCCTCCAATCAATCGCGAACGAGGAGAAGGAACTGCGAGGTGGACGATGAGCACTCTGGATATTTTGGGTAACACGAGCGAGCAGGCGGATTCGATACGTCTGATGCTCAAAGTGCGGGGCATGAAGGACGGTCGTTTCATCGACGCCGACCCGCTCATTATCCTCAAGGCCGACAATCATCAAGGTTCCGACAGGTGGGACGTGTATGTCAGCAAGACGGTGTATCCGACCGCCGAATCGTATGGCACGCTCGCCGGCGTGCTGAGGATGCTCGCCGACGACGTGGAGATCATGGCGCGAGAGAAGGAAATGGGAGGCGGACAATGAGCGGACACGACGAAACAATTCATCCAGACTATATTCCCGAGGATTTCAGGGAACTGCTGCGCATGGCTTGCGATTCCGTCTGGGAACAAGGCGAGTTGTACAGCGAAGACCTGTTGCTGGCGGCTTTCAAACCCGCCATAGACGAACACGACCGGCAGATAGCCGAACAGGCATGGGAGAACGGATATATCCAAGCCCTCAAGAACATGAACCCCATGCCCGGCGAGGAACCGCCCGAATACACGCCAAACCCATATCGAAAGGAGAACGCATGAACGAGATTCAGCTTACAGACCATTTGGTTGCGCATATCGGCGCGGAAGGCACCTGCGGCCGTTATCGAGCCAAAATCTACGAGGACGGCAACTTCAGAGACTACCTGTACGCCATGAGCCTCAAACGTCTCAAGCGCAAATGCGAGAAGTACGCGAATCGTGAACGCAAGGCCATCGCATATGTCGCCACGCTCAAGGAGGAATCATGAGCGTAAGCAGAGAGAGCGTGCACCCAGACTATATTCCCGAGGATTTCGGCGAACTGCTGCGCATGGCCGTTGATTACGTCTACGAGCAGGGCGAGCACTATAGCGAGGACGCTCTACTGGAGGCGTTCAAGCCCGCCATAGACAAACACGACCGGCAGGTGGCCGAACGGGCGTTCGAGCTCGGCTGCGTGGCAGTGGACGCGGAGGAGCACGGCGTGGGATGCCGATTCACGGTCGGGCAATTGGAGGAACTGTCACGCGACTACGGGCGCGACGCATACTCGGTCAACAATCCCTACGGAAGAGGAGAATCATGAGCGTAAGCAGTCTCAAACGCGAGGAAATACTCAAATGGCATCGGAGCAAAGCGGCCACGCCCGAATACACGGCGAAACTGCTCGGCGTGCCATTGGATGAGGTGCTGTACATCATCGCCCATCCTGAAACGCCCGCACCCCACAAGGATGATTTCACGCCCGAATTCATCGAACCATTGATTTGAATTCAGCGCAAAAACACTGAATTCAGCGTAAAAAAACGAAACCCTCCACCGAAAAGATGGAGGGCACGCTCACCAAGCACCATGATAGCCGGAACGTGGAGGGTTTCAAACAATGTTCATCACCACCGAACCATGCCAATACTGCGGCAACCAGCAGGTCGAGGCACCATGGACGCTCTGCCGGGACTGCCGCCGCGTCTACGCGAAAACGCTCCACCGGCTCCGCCGCGACATGATGCTCCTGCAACAGGTGTCCCGTCACGCCTACAAGCTCGGAGAACCCGGAGCGGGCGGCAAACCGCAAGGAGGCGCGGCGCCCGCGCCCATCAACCTCCACGCGCAGGACATGCTCGACCAGACCGAGGACGGCTTGCAGGACATGTGGAACGAAACCGGCGTGGAAAGCCGTCCGAGATGGCAGACCCTGCTCAGGGACTCGCCACGACGACTGCCCGACCTATGCCGCGCCAGTCGCTCGGGACATTGGCTGACATGGCTCATCCACACCTGCGAGCGCATCGAACCGTTCATCGACCGCAGGCCACGCACGCGCCGGATAATCGGCGTCTGCCCCGAATGCGGACGCGAGGTCATGGCCGCGAAAGGCGAATCGCTGCTGCTATGCAAATGCGGCAACCCCATCAACGTGCAGGAGCTTCGCGAACAAAGCCAAGCCAAGGCCGAGGCAATCCACCTGACCAAAACACCAGCAGGCATGAGCCAATGGCTCAAGGACAACTACGGGTACGAGGTCAGCCGCAAGCAGATCAGCAACTGGCTCAACCGCGGCAAGCTGCCCAGCAGCAAGCCGGTCGATGACGGCTACTGGGAGTTCAACATACGGGAGATTCTGGCGTTGGCGATGGGTTCCAGCGGCCGCCCGGCTTGACATAGTGTAGCCTGTGAGATACAATAAGGGTATGGAAATCAAGCAAACCGCCGAATACCGCAAGTGGTTCAAGAAACTCAGGAACCGCGAGGCGAAAGCCGCCATCCAAGCCCGGCTCGACGCCTGCAAGCTCGCCGGCAGGCCGTTCGGCGACATCAAACCCGTGGGAGGCCCGGTCAGCGAGATGCGGTTCCACATCGGAGCCGGATACCGCGTCTACTTCACCACGCGCGGCAACGTGCTCATGCTGCTGCTCGCAGGCGGCGACAAAAGCACCCAGCAGACCGACATCAAACAAGCCCACGCCATACTCGACGACTACAAGGAGCAGCAATGAGCACCGAAATCACCGACTACGACACCAGCGAATACCTCGAAAACGAACAGGACATCATCGCCTACCTCAACGCCATAGCCGAATACGACGACCCCGCACTCATGCAGGCCGCACTCGGCAACGTCGCCAAGGCTCGAGGCATGACCCAGATCGCCAAGGACGCGGGCGTGGGGCGCGAAAGCCTCTACAAAAGCCTCAGCAAGGACGGAAACCCCAGCTTCCAGACCATCGCCAAGGTAATCCACGCCCTCGGCGGACGCCTCACCATCCAAGCCGCCTGAAAAAACAAAACACAGACAGGAGTAGGGTGAATCCACCCCGTGGTATACTCCGTATCAGGATAAGTGTGAAAGCCTCTGGGACATACATCTCAGGGGCTTTACTCATATCCTCCGTATCTCATGGGCTGAGAGTACTCCGCCGGCAGCGTCCAAAGCGCCGGTGCCAGTCAGCCCGCCACGGCTTGCGTACGGTAGAGGACTAACCGGTCACGCTGGGATAGCGTGACATCCAGTAAACACTGCCACTGGATCGCGAATTCGAATCTCGCCCAAGCCACCAAACACACAGGACGGGAACATGAGCAACAAGGCAGGCTCAGGCCGATACCAAAATGGAGCAGCCCGCCGCAAATGCAAGGCCAGACACATCGCAGCCGAAGGACCAATACCGATCTGCCCGCTGTGCGGCAAACCCATAGACCTCACACTCAAAACACCACACCCACTCAGCTGCGAACTCGATGAGATCATCCCATACAGCCGAGGCGGATCACCAACCAGCTATGACAACACACAACTCACACACAGAATCTGCAACCAAAGAAAAAGCAACAAAATAATCGCCAACACCACAGGCCACCAAAACACAAAAAAAAACAACCACAAAACACCATCCCAATCAGCCGCCAATGGTAACCGGGGGCCATACCCTCCCCCTCCCATGCAAGGCTCCCCACAGGTCATAGCGCCGCCGTCCCCCCGCAATCCGCGTGGAGTATCGTACGTTTGGCCGTTGGGGTGCCTGCGAGCGCCTGTGCGAGCCGTTTCGGAGCTGGTTTGACACTTTTGCCTCGCTTGTTTTCGAGGCTGTTACGTTTGATTCTCCGCAGTTTTGATATGTCACGAAATTATGGTTGCAACCCATTGGAATATATGCTATAGTTATAGCTATGGTCAACCAATGTAGGAATTGCGGCCATTTCTTTCAATCCACACCGAACCCTAGGCGTCCGAGACTGTTTTGCTCGGACAGATGCCGCAAGGCGTGGAGCCGCAAACATCAGATACCGCAGGGACTCAAGGCATTGCGCCGTTGGGTGCGCGCCGATGGCAAGCGCCCGATTATGTGCGATGGGTCACCAGCCAGTTCGACTGATCCCGATACCTGGGCGTCATACCCGGAGGTCATGCGCTCGAAGGCCGGTGACGGCTATGGTATCATGCTCGGCGATGGGCTTGCGTGCTGGGATTTCGACCATGTTGATTTGACCAGTCCGCCCGCGCAGGCGTTGGAGCTGTTGCCGGATGCGATCTATGCGGAGGTTTCGTCCAGTGGACATGGTTTGCATGTGTTCGTCCGTTCGTCGGAGCCGAGTTTCCGGCGTGACGGCGTCGAGTTTTATTCGCATTCGCGGTTCATCCGCATGACGGGGAGGAGGTGGCCGAAGTGACCACGGTTATTCGCAATCAGGGTACGAGTCTCGCGGTGCGTGAGAAGCTGGCCACTGATGGCAGGCCCGTGTTGTTGGCGTTTTCGTGCGGCAAGGATTCTATCGCCGCGTGGCTGGCGATGCGGGACATGGGTATCGAGGTCGTTCCCGCGTACCTCTACTATGTGCCCGGTTTGAGGTTCGTGGACGAGGAGCTGGATTATTTCGAGCAGAAGTTCCAGACCCGAATCAAAAGGTATCCGCACCCGTCGCTGTACCGGTGGTTGAACAATGCGGTGTTCCAGGCTCCCGAACGGTTGCGCTATATCGAGGCGGCGCGTTTGCCTGAGCCGTCGTATGAGCAGATGTGGGATTTCATCCGCGCCGACGTGGGCTTGGATAAGAGCACGTGGTGCGCGGATGGCGTGCGTGCGGCCGATTCGATTCAGCGTCGTGGCGCGTTCGTCCAGTACGGGTACTGGCGGCGCAATCTCAAGAAGGTCAGTCCTATCGGGGATTGGCTCAAGGGCGAGGTATTGGACTGCATCAGATCGCATGATATCGAGCTGCCGTGTGATTATGCGTGGTTCGGGCGTTCGTTCGATGGCATCGATAAGAGGTTCACCAAGGTGCTCAAGGACAAGGCTCCGGACGATTACGCGACGCTGCTTGAATGGTTCCCTTTGTTGGAGGTGGATCATGTCAGGTGATTTCCGATTCGACTTTTCCAAGAAGTCCAAGGGCAAGAAGGCTGTGAAGCCGGTGCCGGAAAATCTGGACGAGAACGCGAAGGAGTACCGGGAGCGCGCCCGTGCGGAGCGCAAGCGTTTCGTGGATGCGACCGACACCGAGTTCTGGCTGTGCCTGTGTTTCCCCTCCCCCGCCGAGATGGCGCGGTGGCGTGAACGGTTTGGCTTCGGCGAAAACCACCGGATCTATGCGTACCGTGATATCGAGAAGCTACTCGCCCCGTACAAGCCGGCCAAGTCGTCCGCCGTGGCGTTCGGTGCCGGCGTCGGCTTCGGTGGTGGTCTCGGGTTCGCGGAGAAGACGCCTGACCCGCTCGCCGATGTCAAGTACTCCGATGATCTGGAGAAGGATTGTCTCGCCGAGTTCGCCGCCCTGCACAGGGCGCTGGTTTCGGCTCGCAGCCCGGAAAAGCTTGTCGAGCCGACCGATTCCGAACACTGGTTCGCCATCGCATTCCCCTTGCGCGACGATAAAGACTCTTTCCTCGCCGAGTACGGTCTTCGCAAGCTCGGCGACAAGTATCTGGACGGCATGGCCGTCGCTCGGAAGCTGGGAGGCGAGTTATGAGGCGAGTCCGTTACGCGAGCACCAACGATATCCGCTATACGGGGTATGGACGTCGCTCTTCCGGTTCATCCGGTGGCAGTGTATCCGCCCTGCGTGTGAGTGCGTCCCGTTCCGCGTCGCGATCGAGCGGATCGTGAACCGGTAACAATATTTTCGTTCAAGCCGTCCCTATGGGGCGGCTTTTCCATTGAAGAGAGACTTTCATGGCGCGTAAATCCCAGACCTTCAGTGAATACGCCGCCGAACGCGGTATCAAGGTCACTCCAGATTTCACCATTGACCGAAGAGGTAACTTTCACTATCCACTTAAGGACGAGGAACAATCCCGACGTCAAAGAAAAGCACTCGCCGATTACCGCAAATTGGTCGAATCCGGGGCCATCCACGATCCAACTCTTGAGCGCGCAGCAAAAGCGGGAAAACCGTGGGCGAAGAAAATCCTATCGATGAAACGGGCCAACAGCAGAACCGCTTCCCGCTCTTCCGGCTCCTGATTTTTTCCTGTCCGATTTTCGTGCTTGGAGGGAGGTGGATTATGCGAAACCTGTTCCAGCGTGCCGGTAGTGCGGTGCGTAATGTGGCCGGTCGTATCCGCAGCGCTTTTTCTCGCGGTGGCTCGCGTTCCTCAGGCTCCTGATTTTCCCGATGGAGGTGATTGTCATGCGTCCGAGATACGTGCAGGGCGAGTTTGATTTCTCTCGTGCCGCCGGTTCCGCTCGCGCGATTCGCTCCAGCGGCTCCTAGACATTGATTCGAGGTGATCCAGTTGGCCAAGACCACGATAACGCAGCCACAGTTGCCTGACGGCATCGAATGGCCGGAGGCTACCGTGCGATGGTGGGAGCATTTGGCTTCCACCCCCGGCGCGGACTCGTGGACCGAGGCCGACTGGGACAACCTCATGAACGCCGCCCTGATCCACGCGGACATCTGGGGTTCCGGCAATTTCGCCAGCGTGCCCATACTGAACAAGCTGTTACAGGATTACGGGGTCACGCCCGCCGCGCGCAGCCAGATCATGCAGGCGAAAGTCCAGAAGCAGGAGCGGCATACGCCGCTTGACGAGATAACCGAACGACGGAAGCTGAGGGTGATCGAGGGTGGCAAGACGAAGAGGCGTACAGGAACCTAGCTTCGCTCTGGTTCCCAAGCACGCGCAGTCCGAGGGAGGCGAGGCGTGCGCGCTCGCCGCCGGCTACGACATGAAGCCGGACAAGTGGCAGCGCATCGTGCTCGAGGGTTGGCTCGCCACGGATTCGAAGCTGCAATGGGCGGCGTCGGATTGCGGGTGCGCGGTGCCGCGCCAGAACGGCAAGAACGCGATTCTCGAGTTCACGGAATTGTACCTTGCCGCGATCCTCGGCATGAAGATCCTGCATACGGCGCATGAGGTGAAGACCTGCCGCAAGCATTTCCTGCGCATGAGATACTACTTCGAGAACGCGCGCAAGTTCCCCGAACTGGCGGAGTTGGTCACCTATATTCGAGCCACGAACGGCCAGGAGGCCATCGTGTTGAAGAACGGTGGCAGCATCGAGTTCATCGCCCGTTCGAAAAGTTCGGGCCGTGGCTTCACGGTGGACGTGCTGGTATGCGACGAGGCGCAGGAGCTGACCGACGAGCAGATGGAGGCCATACAGCCCGCCATCTCGTCGGCACCCTCGGGCAACCCGTTGACCATCTACACGGGCACGCCGACCCCGCCGACCTCGCCGGGCACGGTGTTCGCGCGCATGCGCCGCAACGCGCATCGCGACAAGCCGCCGAAGAACCTGTGCTGGTTCGAATGGGCGGCGACCGAGATCGGCGACGTGCACGACCAGCAACGCTGGTACCGATACAATCCATCGCTCGGCACACGACTGCTGAAGAGCGTGGTCGTTTCCGAATCGGAGAAGATGACCCCTGACGGTTTCGCCCGCGAGCGTCTCGGCTGGTGGAACGATCAGGCCGGCGCGTTGTCCGATATCGATGTTGACGAGTGGGCCAAGTGCAAGACCGACAGGCCCTGCATGGACGGCTACAACTCGTATGCGGTCAAGTTCAGCGCGGACGGCGCGAACGTCACCCTCGTGGCGTGCGTGCGCCCGCCCAGCAAGTCGGGTGAATTGCCTCACGTGGAGGTCATCGCCTCGCGCAGTATGCGCGGTGGCACCGGTTGGCTGGCCGATTGGCTGGCCGCCGAGAAGGACGGTGCGGAACGGTGGCGCAAGGCCATCGGCATCGTCGTAGACGGGCGTGTTGGAGCGCCTACTCTGGTCAACAGCCTCATCGATAAGGGCGTGTCCAAAAGAGTGATCGTGGTTCCGCGCCCTTCCGACATGGCGGACGCTTGTTCGATGCTCGAACAGGCCGTGAACGATCACAGGCTTACCCATTTCGGACAGCCGCTGCTTGACGAGGCGGTGGGTCATGCGAAGCATAGGAAAATCGGTGACGGGTTCGGCTACGAGCCGTCCATGGAGAACGTCGATGTGAGCCCCGTGGAAGCGGTGGCTCTCGCGTATTGGAACGTCAAGACTTCCAAGCGTCATCCAGGCAGAAGAGCAAAGGCGGTGGCATTCTGATGCAGATCCCGAATCTTGAAGGCGTGCAGGTCGATAATCTGCCCGAGGAATGCCGAGAACCGTGGGATTTGATGATACGTCAATGGTCCCAGAAGCTCGAACGTAACCTTTTACGAACCAAATACTACGACGGACGAAACGAGCTTAAGAATCTGTCCATCGCAGTGCCGGACAGCATGGCGGGGATAAGCGAGGTCGTGGGCTGGCCGCAGAAGTCGGTGGACGCTTTGGCCGACCGCATCGTGTTCGATGGTTTCGTTGGAGTCGGCGACGACAGCCGCGACCCGTTGGGTTTGGATTCGATTCTTTCCGACAACGACTTCGACGTGGAATTACCGCAGGCCATCCGCAGCGCGCTCACCCATTCATGCTCGTTTCTGAATGTGCGCAGCGCGGAACCGGAAGACGGCCTGCGTTCCAAGGTGTCGGTATCGTTCCGCAGCGCCCTCTACGAGACGGGCCTGTGGGATTACGCCCATCGTGGACTGTCGGCGGCGTTGTCGATAACCGATATCGACCGCTCCCAGTACGCGCAGACGAACACCATCGTGCCTTCCGAGCTCATGCTCTACATGCCCGGCTACACGATTCGCATCCGCCGCACGCAATCAGGCCGCTATCATGCGGACGATCCCCGGAACACGTACATGGATCATGTGCCCGTGTACCTGATCCCCTACCATCAGGACCTGAACCGCCCCTTCGGCCGTTCGCGCATCAGCCGCGAGGTCATGAGCATCACCGACACGGCGGTGCGCACCATGCTGCGCATGGAGGTAAGCGCGGAATTCTATTCAAGCCCGCAACGCTATCTCATAGGCGCGGACGAACCGCCAGAGGACAAGAACGGCAAGAAACTGACCGGCTGGGAAGCCACCATCTCGAAGATGCTCAACATCAGCCTCAACGAGGACGGCCAAGCGCCCACCATCGGCCAGTTCACGCAGATGACCATGCAGCCGCACACCGACATGCTTCGCGCCCTCGCGGCACGCATGAGCGGAGCGACCGGAGTTCCGCTCAGCCAGTTCGGCGTGATGACGGATTCCGGCCCCTCCTCGTCCGAAGCGATCATGGCGGCCGAAAGCGAGCTCGTCATCGAGGCGAAGAACGCCTGCCGCGCCATCGGAGTGCAACTACGCAAGGCCGCGAGGGACATCGCCATCCTCAACGGCACCAGCGAGGACAGCGACGAGCTCAATCGTCTTCAGGTCAACTGGCGTGACCCCGAACGCCCGTCTCAGGCCGCGCTCTCCGATGCCATCGTGAAGCAGGTGACGGCCATTCCATGGCTCGCCAACTCCGACGTGGTGTTGGAGAAGCTCGGCTACACGGATTCCGATATCACACGCCTGTTGGTCGACAAGCGCAAGGCCGAGACCCGCAGCGTGCTTGACTCCCTCGTGAACGGAGGCAACAAGGATGACGGACAACCGGCAACTGGAACAGCTGCAAGCCAGCCAAGCTCGGGCGGTGGAACTGGCACGCCGCGATCTGGCGAAACTGTGGGAGACGCTGCAACAGCTCAGCCCTGAATGGCAGCGTGACATGCTGCTCGACTACGTGCCGCAACTGGTCATCAAATACGGCGACCTCGCGGCACAGGCCGCCTATGAATGGTATATGCGCGTCCGTGGCGAATCGGTGCCCGACCCGTGGGAGTACGACCTGTCCGACTCGTTTCCCGGCGACGGCATCGACAAGACGATACGCTGGCAGGCCGGCCACCTGTGGACCGACCCGCAGACCATGCAGGCGTATCTTGTCGGTGCGATGCAACGCTGGGTCATGTATTCGGGGCGCGAAACCATCGCCCGCCTGTGCGAGCACGACCCGTCCGAACCCCGGTACGCGCGCGTGCCGAGAGGCGCGAAGACGTGCGCGTTCTGCACTATGCTCTGCTCGCGCGGCTGGGTGTACCGCAGCGAGAAGACCGCGAAATACGCCAAAGGCTCGTTCAGACTGTTCCACGACGACTGCGACTGCCAGATCGTGCCCGAATGGGACAGGGACCAAGCTCACATCGAGGGTTATGACCCCGACCGCATGTACTCGGAATACATGCACGCCCGCAGCCTCATCGAGAACGGCGGCCTGGACGACGACACCTATCGGATGATAAAGGCCACCACAAAAGGCAATCCCGACAATCCCAACGACCCGAACACGATCACCTATGTGATGCGACGACTCTACCCCGACCGTTACAAGGACGGCTACGGGGTGCCACGACCGTCGCACTCGAACTGAGATTTTCCCTGACCACCCGCACGGGTGGTTTTTTTATGCCCGAAACGGGCCCCAACCATAGGAGGAACCATGACCGAAGAGGCCAACGGCAACCAGCAGGCGGCACCGACCGAGAACGGAGCGAAGCCGCCCGAAATCGACTACGAGGCCAAATACAAGGAGGCCATCGCCCATTCCCGCGAATGGGAGAAACGCGCCAAGGACAACAAGACAGCCGCCGACGAACTGCAACAGCTCAAGGAGGCCCAACTGTCCGAAGCCGAAAAGACAGCCAAACGCATCAAGGAACTCGAAGCCGCCAACGCCGCCTACGAGGCGGAAAAACAGCAGAACGAATGGAAGACGCAGGTCTCCAAGGAAACCGGCGTGCCCATCGCACTGCTCCACGGCTCCACCCTCGAAGAAATGCAAGCCAACGGCAAGGCGCTCGCCGACTACATCACCGAGAAGACCAAGCCGAACGTGCACGCCTCCTCCGAATCCAACCAGCCGCCAGCACCTTCCGGCGCTTCCGGCGATTGGCTGCGTGACCAGTACCTCCAAACCAAATAAAAACTCATCCCGATTAGAAAGGAACCATGATGGCCTCCAATGTGAACTCCATCATCGCCAGCGGCGATCTCGGCGGCGGACTCATCCCCACCGAATACGCCACCCAGATCATCCAGGACGCCCCGAAGTCCTCGGTGTCTCTGACCCGCATGCGCCAGATCCGCATGAGCACCCGCACCCGCACCCAGCCGGTCCTCGACTCCAAGCCGATCGCCTACTGGGTCGGCGGCGACACGGGCCTCAAGCAGACCACCAAGCAGACGTGGAGCGGGCTGAGCATCACCGCCGAGGAGATGGCCGCCATCGTGCCGATCCCCGAGGCTGTGATCGCGGACTCCGGCATCCCCCTGTGGAACGAGGTGCAGCCGCGACTGGCGGCCGCGCTCGGCTACAAGCTGGATCAGGCCACCCTGTTCGGCGTGGACAAACCGTCCAGCTTCCCCGACGGCATCATCCCGCAGGCCATCGCGGCGCATAACACGCTCACCCAGGGCAAGGACCTCGCCAAGGACGTGGCCACCATGGGCCAGAAGCTCGCCGAACAGGGGTTCGCCATGAACGGCTTCGCCAGCAAGCCGGGCCTCAACTGGGAGCTTATCGGCCTGCGTAACGCCAACGGCAGCCCGATCTACGTGCCCTCGCTCGCCTCCGGTGCGCCGTCCACCCTGTACGGTTTCGGCCTCAACGAGGTCGATAACGGCGCATGGGATACCACCAAGGCCGTGCTGCTCGGTGCCGACTGGTCGAACTTCGTGGTCGGCATCCGTCAGGACATCACCTACAAGCTGCTTGACCAGGCGGTTATCACGGACGACGACGGCAAGGTGATTCTGAATCTCGCCCAGCAGGATTGTGTGGCCATGCGAGTCGTGTTCCGCGTGGGCTTCCAGATCGCCAACCCGATCAACGACGTGCAGCCGGACAAGGCCAAGCGCTTCCCGGCCTACGTCATCGCGCCGGCCTCCGCCGTAGCGGCGTAGGCCACCGGAAAGTGATGGCCATGGGACTGAAGCTGCCGGCCGCAGCACGCGGCTTCGGCATCATCGCATTCTGACATTAAGGAGGCCGCCATGTTCGACGACACGGGAGAAAACCCATTTGCCACGCATTTGGAATTGGCCAAACGCTGGAAGCAGATGCCGGACGACCCCGATTATGTGGATCAGCGTCTTGCCGATGCCTCGCAGTTCCTCCGCGAACAATGCCCGGATTGGCGGAACATATCGCAGGCGACGCTTGAACGCATCGCCTGCGAGCTCGCCAAGGACGCGATCTCATCCGACATACAGACCGAGGGCGCGGGGTTCGACACCACCGGTGCCAGCAATCTCAGCCTCACGGCGGGCAATTTCACCCAATCCATGACATTCGCGAACCCTCGCGGCGAATTCTACCTGTCCAAAGGGCAGAAGAAGGCGCTCAGGCTCACCGGCCAACGCTTCTACAGCATCGACCTGTCAAACGGGGAGGCGTCATGAGGGGCGAAACCGTGAAAGTGGTGCGATACACGCCCACGGGCGAGACCGACCCCGGCGGCTCGCCAGTCACGAAGGTCGATATCGAATCGGTGGGCAACGTGCTCGTCTCGCCGGGTGCCATGTCGAATGCAACCGATTCGCTGCGCCCTGACGGAGTGACCGTGGCGTTTACGTGCCTGTTCCCCCGCTCCTATGAGTTCCGCAGCCTGCGTGGGGCGGGGGTGCGCATCGACGGGCATGAATACAAGGTGATTGGCGACCCGAGACCATTGGGCGGCGGCATGAAGCCGACCGCCTGGAACCTCACGGTAGAAGTCACCGACACGAAGGGATAGTGCATGAAACGGGTGAAACTGCATTATTCGGCATTCCAGGCGTACAGGCGCAACGAGGGTTCCAAGGCCGCCATATCCGAGGCCGAAAAACTGGCGGCGAGGGCGAACTCGATGGGATCTCCCACGCACGCCGGCCAGCCACTGTACACGGCGTTGGGCCCGCAGGCCAGTCCCGAAGGTGCCACCGCACTGGTGCATACGGAGAACACCGCCGCCCGCGTGGACAATGCCATGCACAACACGCTCGCCAAGGCGCTGGGAGGCGGCTGATGAACGCGGAGAAGCTCGTCATGGACTGGCTCAACGCGGCACCCGAACTCAAGGATTATCCCGCGAGCTTCGAGGTGCCTGCCAAATCGAGCGCCACGAACCGTATCCCGTTCGTCACCGTGGAACGCACGGGAGGTTCGGAAGGCCGGTTCGTGTCGAGACCATTGATCGCTGTGCAGGTGTGGGCCGCTTCACGCTGGGAGGCTTCGGACGTGGCACAGCGTCTCGTGCTGCCACGGTTGAAACGCATCGTTGAACTGCCCGAGGTGGCCGATTGGGACATCACCGGCCTGACCGACTTCCCCATGCCGGACGGACGGCCACGCTACCAGATACTCATCCAGCTCACCGTCAAGACCGACGAATGAGCATCATTTCCAGAAAGGGCCTAATCATGGTTAATGAAACAACAACGAAGAACGATTCCACAAACGTGTCGTTCGGCAAGTTCAAGGTCGGCGGCTACGCGTACGCGGCACCCGTCGGCACCGCATTGCCCACCGATTCGGAAAGCGAGCTCGACTCCGCTTTCCAGCTCATCGGCTACCTGTCGGAGGACGGCATCACGAACACGACCGACACCGACACCGCCGAGGTCAAGGACGCGAACGGTACGACCGTGATGAAAGTCGTCTCCAGCTACTCCGAAAGCTACCAGTTCGTGCTCATCGAGTTCCTGCGCAAGGCAGCGGCGCAGATGCGCTACGGCAACGACGCGGTGACCGGCAAGGACAAGAGCATGGTCATCAAGCATCAGATGCCCGACGATACACCGGTCTCGCTCGTGTTCGAGATCGTTGCAACCGGCAACGTGAAGGACCGTACCGTCATCGGTTCCGCAACCCGTTCCGAATTCGGCGACCGCCAGATGCATTCGAGCGACGTGCTCGGCTATGACCTCACTGTGAACGCGAACGACATGGGCGATGGTGTCACCTCCATCGAATATATCGGCATCCCAAAAGACCAGAGTCTCTGACCGTGACCGCAACGGCTCGACTAGCCAACGCTTCCCCTCGCGGATTCCTTTCTTCTCTCCTTGCCGCGAGGGGAACCCTTTTTTAACCGTCAAGGAGAGAACCGCTTTTTTTATCAAGGAGAATCAGAATGTCACGCAACCGAAACCACCGCAACACAAACGCCAACCAGATTGCCAGCCATCCACAGGACCACAAGCAGTCCAAGAATACGGTTCGCCGTGTCAACGTCCGTGGAATCGATATCGATATCGACCCGAAGGTTTTGGACGATTGGGAGTTCATGGAATCGCTCTATGACCTTCAAGCCGACCCGAAGGGTAACGCCTTGCAAATCATCCCATTCCTACGCCGACTTCTCGGCGACTCATACGACAAGGTCAAGAATGGATTGCGAGGGGCTGACGGTCGTATCGACGGCGAAACCATGGGCACCTTCCTGACCGAGCTGTTCGAGGAGATGGGTAAGGCTTTCCCAAACTCATGACGCTCGTGCTCCTTCTCGACCGCTGCCCCGACCAGTTGGCGGCGGACATGAGAAGAGAGTACGGGCTTGCCGTCCGAGACCTTCCGCCCATGCAGGCCGCGCTGCTGGCCGTGAATCTGCCGGATGGATCGCGTGTCTGGCAAGAACTGAACACGGCGCGCGCGTGGACGTTCGACCAGTATCTCGCCGTGCTGCGCATCGAACAGATGAACCTGTGGATGTGGGGCAACGAGGACCCGAAGAAACGAGGTCCTCGGCCCAATCCGTTGCCGCGTCCAGGCAATCCACTGCCAAAATCATCCCACGAATCCGGCCAGCAGCCCGAAAACCCCGATGGGAATACCGTACGCCGCACGCGCACCATCAAGGCCGTGGGCATGACCGTCGAACAACTCGACCGATTCATGAACCAACGGTTCACGACCGTGAACAGTGTGAGGAACCGACCGCAGACCGGACAACCATAACCAAACAGAGGAAGGCGAAACAATGGCCTATAATCTCGCGACCGCCTACGTGCCCATCGTCCCCTCGATGGAAGGCGTCGGCAAGGCCATCGAAAAGGCGTTCGGCGACGCATCCCAGAACGCGGGAAGCAAGGGCGGCGGTCAGGCCGGCAAGGGCTTCGCGTCCGGCCTGCTCGCCAAGGGAGGCATCATCGGCGCGGCTGCGGCGGTCACGACCAAGGCTATGGGCGTCATCTCGAACAGCATCGGCAGCGCGGTCGGCCGCGCCGATCAGATGAACAATTTCCCGAAGGTCATGAAAAACCTCGGCTACAGTTCGCAGGACGCGGCCGCATCCATCAAGAAGATTTCGAACGCCTTGGACGGCCTGCCGACCACAAGTTCGGCAATGACCGGCATGGTCCAGCAGCTCGCCCCACTGACCTCGAACCTCGACGAGGCCACCGACATCGCTTTGGCGTTCAACAACGCCATGCTTGCAGGCGGTGCAAGCACGATGGAGCAGGAGAACGCGCTCACCCAGTACACGCAAATGCTGAGTGCGGGCAAAGTGGACATGCAGGCATGGCGTTCGATTCAGGCCGCCATGCCGGGCCAGCTCAACCAAGTGGCCGAGGCCATGCTGGGCGCAGGGAAGAACTCAAACGACCTGTATGAGGCCATGAAAAACGGGTCGATCAGTTTCGATGATTTCAACAAGAAGGTCATGGAACTGAACCAGAACGGTTTCGGCAAATACGCCTCGTTCGCCCAGCAGGCGAAGGACGCGACTCAGGGCATCGGCACGGCCATGGAGAACGTGAAGAACCGCGTCGCCAAGGCCGTGCAGAAGGTCATCGAGGCCGTGGGAGTGGAGAACATAGCCGGAGCGATTAACGGTTTCTCCAGCCAGTTCGGCAAAATCGGCGACGCGGCGGCGAGCATGGTCACCGGCGTGAAAGGCTGGTTCGGCAAGGCGGCGCAGGCCGCGCAGCCGCTCGTGTCGATCTGGCAGTCCGATTTCGGCCAGCTCGGCATGTATCTGAAAGGTCTGGCGGCGAACGCGCAGGCATTCGGCGGGAGTCTGCTCGATGTCGTCACGAATGGCGGGGGCTTGCAGAACTTCCTCACGGGATTGAACAACATCATCTCCCCTCTCGTCAACTGGTGGATCGCGCTTACCCGCAACGTGAGCATCTTCATCGGCACGCTTTCCGACAGCGGCGGAGTGCAGGCGTTCCTCGCGTCGCTCAGCGAACTCTGGAAGGGGCTCACGCAGCTCGGTCAGGGATTGGCAGACGCAGTAACCGGTTTCCTTGCGGTCGGTCAGAACGGTGGCGCCGCAGCCTCCATCGGCCAGCTTGTGGGCGACGCCTTCAACGCCGCCGCCCCATTTGTCGAAAAACTCGCGTCCACATTGCAGTCGCTCGGTGATTGGGCGAGCGAACACGGCGATGCGATACGAACCGTCATCGCTGGCATCGCAGGTGGTTCCGCAGCGTTCAAGACGGCGAGCCTCATATCCGCAGCCGTCACCGCATTGAAATCGTTCGACGTGGCGGCGAAAATCGCCGCAGCCGGACAATGGGTTCTCAACGCGGCAATGAACGCAAACCCAATTGTTCTCGTTGTCACCGCGATAGGCGCGCTCGTGGCCGCGCTCGTCTGGTTCTTCACGCAGACCGAGACGGGCCGCAAGGCGTGGGCCTCGTTCACCTCGTTCCTCTCATCCGCATGGCAGTCGGTGGTTTCGTTCGTCACGAGTCTCGGCCAGAACATCGCCAACTTCTTCACGCAGACAATCCCGAACGCGATCCAGTCTGTCATTCAATGGTTCCAGCAACTGCCTTCCGCGATCGGGACGGCGTTGTCGAACCTGATTACGTCGATTGGCACGTGGGCGGTGAGCTTCGGCCAGTCGGCGTTGCAGGCGGGACAGCAGTTCGTCTCGAACATAGCGAACTTCCTCACGAATCTTCCGGCGACGATAGCCTACTGGCTCGCCTATGGCATCACGTTCGTGGTGCTGTGGGCCGCGCAGCTCGGCTCTCAGGCGATTTCTGCGGGCCAGCAGTTTCTCGCGAACCTCGGCACGTTCTTTGTGCAACTGCCGGGCAATATCTGGAACTGGCTGACCTCCACGGTTGCGTCGGTGGCGAGCTGGGCCGCGCAGATGGGTGCCAACGCGCTTTCCGCTGGCTCCCAGTTCCTCAGCAACGTGGGCACGTTCATCTCCCAGCTTCCGTCGAACGTCGGCTCGTGGCTGAGCGGGGCCATAAGCGCCGCTGCCAGCTTCGTCGGACAAATGGCATCGAACGCGGTCAACGCCGGTTCACGGTTCCTTTCGTCCATCGGCTCCTACATCTCGCAGGTGCCCGGACGCATCAGTGCCGGGCTTTCCGGTGCGATAAGCGCGGTCGGCTCGTTCGCCAGCAGCATGGCATCCGGCGCGCTTCGCGCGGGCCAGCAGTTCCTGAGCAATCTGGTCAACACGCTTGCATCCATACCAGGACGCATGGTGTCCATCGGCTCGCAGATCGTGCAGGGCATTATCAGCGGCATCACGGGCAGCATCGGCAAAGTTGGCAGCGCCATTCTCGGCGGCGTGAAAGATGCCATCTCCGGCGTGAAGAACTTTCTCGGCATCCACTCGCCGTCACGCTTGTTCCGCGACCAGATAGGTCGGAACATCGGTCTCGGTCTCGCCCAGGGCATCAGCAACAGCCAAGCCGCCGTCATGTCCAGCATGAACGGCATGGCCTCGGACATCGCCTCCACACGGTTCACGACTCCCGATGTAGCCACCGGCTACGGTCTGAGCCCGACCAGAGCCTCCGTCTCGACTGGCGGCGAACCGTTATCGGGCGAACTGCTCGGCGAACTCCTGTCGGAACTGCGCGCGCTGCACGCGGATATGCCACTGATTATGGAGAAACTTGGCATCGAAGTCGATGGTCGTGAACTCGGAAGGGTGATACGCAATGCGATCGCTTAGTTATGTGTGCGCCTCGACCGGTGAGACGATCCCACTGGAAGGGCCCGATATCTGGGCTCAGACGGCGGAGGGGCTGCGCGGCCGCGAATGGTCGTACACCCTCGGATACCGGAGTCTAACCGGAGTAAGTCGCACGGCGCGCGAGGCCGAGCTTGACCTAACCTATGTCCGCTGCCCCGAGAAGGTGGATTCGACTCGCCGCCTGTTCGACGCGGACGTGGCCGCCGGAACGCCCGGCACGTTCGACGCGGACGGATGGACCACGCGCGCCTACGTGGTCAAGGCGGAACCGCAGACCATCACGCCGGCGATAATCCAACAGAAGCTCACCGTCGTCCTGTTGGACGGCATCTGGCGCAAGGCCGGATCCGTGCAGCATTTCTGGTCGGACGCGCTCACGCCCGGCCTCGACCTCGACTATCCGCACGATTACCCGCATGATTATCTGATGACCACTCGAAACGCTACCGCGAACAATCCCATGCCTACGGCCATGCCGTTCCAGATGGTGATATACGGGCCCGTGTCGAACCCGCAGTTCACGTTGGGAGGCAACCGGTACGCGCTCAACATGGAGATTCCGTCCGGCTCCTACGTGACCGTCACTTCGATTGCAGGCCTTCGCACCATCGTCATGACCGCTGAGAACGGAGACAAAACCAACGTGTTCGACAAAGGCCGGCGCGGAACCGGGCTCAACGGCGGCGAATACATATTCCAGCCAATTCCGCCCGGCGACAGCACCGTGGAGTGGAATGGCTTCGGTGTTGATCTGACCGTCTACGCGGAGGAAAGCGAACCGCCATGGCCGAACTGATTATCACCGACGCGCAAGGCGTTGACCGTGAAAGCGTCGCTGATTACAAGCTGGACTCCGCATGGGGTTCTGACGAAAACGATTTCGAGCTCACCGTTAGCGGCAGACTCATCGAATCCGGCAGCTACGTCTACCTTGACGGCGGCGAGTGCGGCGGCGTGGTGGACGCGCTGAAGGACTCTCTGAAACGTGGTGAATCCACCCTCACCTATTCCGGCCGCACATGGCACGGCATGCTGGCTAATAAGATTCTCGCCCCCGACTCAGGCAAGGATTATCTGACGGTTTCCGGTTCCGCGTCCTCGGTCATCGGTTCGCTCATCAGACGTGTTGGTCTTGACGGCGTGTTTGACGCGGTGGATTCGCCCACTGCCGGCGCGCAGACCATCAAAAGCTACCAGTTCGACCGTTACGTGGATGCGTATACCGGTTTGCGAAAGATGTGCGCAGCCAACGGACTGAAACTCAAGCTCGCCTATGCGTCCGGTCAGGTCAACATCTGGGCGGAACCCATCGCGCATTATGGCGACTCGATTGACAGCGACCTCATCGATTTCGACGCGACCCGCACGTGGCGCAAGCCGAACCACATGATCGGCCTGGGCAAGGGCGATTTGGCCGCGAGAACCGTCGTCCACTGGTATGCGGACGCCAAAGGCAATGTCAGCCAATCCCAATCGCTCAAGGGCGTGGACGAGATAACGCAGGTCTACGACTACAGCAACGCCGAAACCGCCGAGCTGAATCAGAAGACACGTGATAAGTTGCAGGACTTGCAGTCCGAGGGTGATGTGAAGGTCACCGTCCGTGATGACGCGAACGTGGTGTTCGACGTGGGCGACACCGTGACCGCGCGTGACAATCTCACCGGCATCACCGTCAACGCCTCTATCACCAAGAAAATCGTCAAGGTCTCGGGCGGCGTCTTGTCCGTCGATTACGAGGCCGAATAACAAGGGAGGACACGCTATGGCGCGTATCGACAATGCGACGGTCATGCAATGCGACCGGTGCGGGAAACACAAATGGTACAAGGACTTGGACGACCCGGATATCAAGACGTGGTACAACGTCAACCGGCTGGACTCCACCGGCACGGGCCACGACTACCTGTTCTGCGACCAGGATTACAAGGAATACGCGAACAAGCTCAAGGACTTTGATAACAGCTTCGACAGTTGGATGCAGAACGGAGGCAAGCAGAATGGCTGAACTCGTAACAGGACACGCGGGCAAGGCGCACGTCACCCCGGAGCAGGCCGCGGGATTGAACGCCGGCATCCTCGGCCTCGACGACTACGTGCTCAACGTGCACGACAAGTTCAAAATCTCGGTCGTCTCGGCCAACAAGGTGACCATCGGCACGGGCGAGCTGGTCATGCAGGGCCGACACGTCAACCAGGGCAGGCCCGAGGACCTGATCGTCACGAACGGCTCGCAGGGCATGAAACGCAACGATCTGGTCGTATGCCGGTACACGAAAGGCAGTCCGTCGATCGAATCGGCTCAACTGCTCGTGGTCAAGGGCACGCCCACCACGGGCACGCCCACGGACCCCACGATCAACACGACCAGCCCGTTGGACGGCGGCACCACCTACGACATGCCCCTCTACAGGATTCCGCTCGACGGCATCACCATCGGCACGCCCGTCGCGTTGTTCAACGTGTTGAAGCCGATGAGCGACGTGTGGGATTCGCTAACCCAGACGCTTCTTATCGCGAAATTCAAGTGGCAGGACACGGGGTCGTTCGTGGCGGACAGTTACGGCGGCGGCATGAGGATCATCGTGGACCGGCGCAACCGGCTCCTGCATGTGGACCTGAGCGGTTTCCGCAGCAAGGTCACAGTCGGCAACTTCCCGGTGTTCCAGTATGCGTCCGGCCCGCGGCCGTCCAAGACAATCAACCTTGGTTGCCTGTGGTCGATCCCGAACGGTAATTACGGCAAACAGGCGCGTTGGAACACGGACGGCACCATCACGGTGATCGGAGGACTGGCGAATGGTGACCGGTGCATACACACGCCCCGCACGCTACCCATCCCCGACGGGGTCACGTTCGCCTAGGAGCGGTTCCACACGGTAATCCAGCAGCCGGAGACGCCGATGAATCGGCCGACATTGCCGGTGCCGTTCAACCGCATGCTGCCGTCGGGACTCACGACAAGGTAGAATGTGGCGTCGCCGCCGTTGTCGGAGCCGTGCAGCACCGCGTTAGCGCCGTCCGCCGGACGGAATCCCTCGGGAATCTTCTCGTTGACCGCCACGTTGCCGGCGCTCTTGAAACTACCGGTGAGCGTGATGTACGCGTTCGCGACGACCACGCACCCTACCTTGGTCAGGGTGATGGTCCTGTCGCTGTACGGCATCTTGAGCTGCCCCGTCTCAAACTGGGTTAGCGAATCCCACAGGCTATCAAGGCTCGCTCGAAGAGGCGCTGTGCGTCACGCAGGGCTGAGATGTCCGGTTTGAGGTAATACTTTGCGGTGGTTTTGATGTCGCTGTGTCCGAGCATTTTGCTCACGATGGCGATATCGGCTCCCGCCGCCAGCGTGTTCGTCGCCCACGAGTGGCGTAGGTTCCTCGCGGGCACGTGCGGTAGATTATGCCGCTTGCACCATGACACGTAGGCTCTCGCGACCTGCGGGGGCGTGCGCTCGCCGATAAGCCGACCACCGTCGCGCGGTTTGAGCTCGCGCAACCGTTTGACCGCGAAACGCGGCAACGGCAACGTTCGGCGGCTCAGCTCTGTCTTCGGCTCGACGACGACATCGTGGCCTTTGACCCATTGCAGGCCGCGCTCCACGTGCAGGACGCCACGGCGCAGGTCAAGGTCGGCCCATTCGAGTCCCAGTCCCTCCTCGGTGCGCAATCCGCATGATGCGGCGCAGATCAGCCATGCCTCCAAGTCATGCCCGTAGAAGCCGCGCAGCATGTCGCGCGTCTGCCGCGTGGTCAGCAGCCGCGGCTCGTAATGGCGGCGTTGAGGCAGCCGGATGTCACGTCTCGTGATGTCCACGTCCAGCAGGTTCCAGCGTATCGCCTTCCTGAGCATGGCGCGTAGGACTGCCCATGCTTTGCGGGCGGCTCCCGGCTCGTCGAATCGGGCCAGCCACTTGTCCACGAGCTCCACGCTGATCGCGCCCAGATCCATGCCACCGAAAACCGGCATGACATGCAACCGCCATGCGCTCTCGTAGCCGACCCACGTGGACTCGCGCAGATTATCGACGCAATACGGCCAAAACCGGTCGTTCCAAAACTCTTGCAACAACATCTCTCAACCTCCAAAATCCCACACGCATAACGGCCTCATGGAACGGCCGCACCGTGTGGGATTCCCGTTTTTTAGCAGAAAGAAGGCATGATGCCACCATTCCAGGAATTGTTCGCGAGCCAGGAGTTCTGGACGTCGATCATCCTCGCGCTCATCGGCGGCGGCGGTGTCGGCGGTCTTGTGGGAGCGTGGAGCAACCGCAGGAAGACGGAGGCCGACATAGACGGCATCACCGCGGACGCCGCCGACAAGGCCGTGAAGATCCTCACGCAGAGCATCATCGACCCGCTGCAGGAGCAGGTCGCCTATCAGGAGGAGCAGATCAGGCATCTGGAGCGGGTGCAGCACAAGTATTTCACGGCGGTGGGGTACACGCGCCGCCTGTTCCACTGGCTGCAGGATTTCTGCGAGCTGGTCAAACCGGATTTCCTCGTCCGGCATCCCAAGCCGTCGTTGCCGGATGAGCTGCGCGCGGACATCGCGCCCGAAACCATGTCCACCACCGATAGCCAACCAAAGGAGCGGCACAATGACAACGATTAATCTGAGCGTCAAGCGACCGAAGGCTGACGGGAGCCTCGACCCGGTGAGGGGTTCCGCCGAGTTCTCGCCGGTGCGCCGCCGATTCGACGCCCCGGCCTGTTCTCGTTCGTCATGCGCAACTTCGCGCCATGGGACGCGGCCATGAACGGCAACCCCGCCAACCCCGTGCTCACGGCGCACCTCACGGCCGGCAGCTACACGCTCAAAATCCGCGCCAGTTCCGGCAAAACCTACGCGAACGCCCATCTGGGCGCCCGACTCTATAAAACCAACTAAAGCCCCACACCCCGTGGGGCTTCTTCATGTAAGGAGAACCATCATGGCAAACACGCCAAACCAGCCCGACCACAAGGCCGTCAGCCCGTCGATTCCCGGCCTGACCGTGGAACGCACCAAGGCAATCGTCCTGCTGATCGTCCAGCTCTTCAGCGTCGCGCAGACCGGCCTGAGCATCGCCGGCATCAGCCAGCTGCCGTTCACGTCGGATCAGGTGAGCACCGCGATCACCGGCGTCATCGCCGTCATCGCATCCGTCTGGGCGTGGTGGCGCAACAACAACGTCACCACGGCCGCCGTGCAGGGACAGCAGCTCACCAACGCGCTCAAAGCCAACATCGTCGCCACCACTACCGACACCACAGGCGAGGCCACGCAGGTGGCGCACGCCGTGTCCGACTCCAAGGGAGCCGACGCGACCGCCGACGTGGCACCCATCGAGGAGGTGACCTATGGCGACGGCGAGTGATGTCCTCAGGATCGCGGCGGGCGAAATCGGCTACAGCCGCTGGACCGACCCGCAGCCCGGCACCAGATACGGCCGCTGGTACGCGCAATCCCACGGCTCCTACTACGGCGCGTCGGGAGTCCCGTTCTGCGCCATGTTCGTGTCATGGGTCATGAGCAGGGCGGGCCAGCCGTTCCCCGGACTGCCCGCCGCCTACGTGCCCTACGTGCTGTCAGCCGGACGCTCCCGCGCGGTCAGCACGCGCAGCGCCCGCCCGGGCGACCTCGTGATCTTCAACTGGGACGGCGGCGTGGTCGACCACATCGGCTTCGTGGAGGCCAACCACGGCTCGTACATCCAGACCATCGAGGGCAACACCAACAACGGGCGCGTAGCCCGC